AGCTGCATACTATCAAACCAGTAATGCTACATATGTTAATGATAGCCCTGATAGTGCTGATTTTGTAGTAACAGAAACTAAAGGGGCTACTTATATAGGCTACACTGGTATGGCTAGAGATTTAGCTCATATATTTAGACTAAGAGTTCCTGAACAATCTGGTTTTGATTTATTACCAACGGGAAGCACCGGGGAAAACTTTTTCTCTACTAAAATTACTGGATCAGATTTTTTAGCAGTTAGATTAGAAGCTCTACAAGCATTTGTTTCTGGTGCTGGATTAAGATATGCCTCAAACGCTTTAAAAGATACTTATACCCCACCAGCTGAAAGAGACCTTATAGGTACCCCCCTACAAGGACTATCTACTCAATCAGGTTATCTTGATTATGAAAGAACTAAAGGTGGTTACCCTGGTCCTTACTTTAATGGTAGACATAATTTAGAATTTGGATCAAGTTTTATTTCTAGTAGTGATCACGCAATTAAATTAACTGATTATGGTTCTTATAACATAGGATCCTATGCACATAATAGCATTACAGCTTCTGTTGGGGTAAAATATAACGCAGGTACCCCTCCTGAAATTAGAATAATCAACCAAAATACAGGCCATCCTTTAGCTTCACAAGCAGCTTCAGGTACAGGTGATCAAACAGGTGCTTATCAACATTTATCTGTTCAAACAACCGCTTCTGGTCATGTAGATATAGTATTACACAGCCCACATCCACCACAAAGTGCTCCAACTGATGAAGTACATCAAGGATCTGGAGCAATTGTTTACTTTGCAGACCTTAAAATTAATGAAGGATAATGAAATTAGTACAAGGTAGAGTACCATTTATTCAAACCCCTGACCAATCTAAACTTGTTCAGGGTAGAGTACCTTTTATTCGTACACCCCAACCCCTAAAACGAGAGGAAGCGGCCGAAGCCCCGGCAGCTGATGGTCCTACTAATTTAGCTTCTTTTAGTGGAGTAGCTAAAGCTAGTATTACATCAATAAATGGTGTTACTCTTGCAAGTATTTCATCAATAAATGGGGTTTCTTAATTTTAACATATATGTATATTCAAACATAAAAAATTAAAAAGTTATGGCAATTAAAGAATCAAAAACATTAGAAGCTCAAGAGTTAAACGCTCTTAAAGAACTAAGAACTAAAACTAATAGTCTTATTTTTCAAAGAGGACAATTAGGGTTATCTGAAGATAGATTAGAGCTTCAAAAAGTTGCTCTTCAAGAAGAATTACAAAAACTAACTGAAGAAGAAACTAGGCTATCACAAGAATTATTCGATAAATACGGTAAAGGTCAAGTAGATTTAGATCAAGGCACTATCACACCCGTAGAATAATTCTGTGGGGTTCGCATTTTCTTTAGATATTTATTACCGGCTTTAATTCTGCCAGTGTTTTTGACAGAAGGGCTCATATTTATGTACAACAACAAATCTAAAGATAATGGCTGAACAAATAGTATCACCAGGAGTATTTCAGAGAGAAACTGACCAATCATTTATAACTCCTGCCCCTGTAGAAGTAGGAGCAGCAATAGTGGGCCCTACTGTTAGGGGTCCAGTTAATAGACCTACAGTAGTAACTTCTTTTTCTGATTTTAAGAATAAATTCGGAACTACTTTCGTATCTGCGTCTGAAAACTTAGAATTTTTTACTTCTATAGCGGTACAAAAATTCTTTGCTAATGGAGGTAATAGTATGCTTGTTACTAGAGTAGGTTCTGGTAGTTTTGAACCTGCAACAAGTACTGATATTACATCAAACCAAGGAAGTACCTCAGGAAAAGCTAGTGGATCACTACAGTTTACTTCAACTTTCTTTACTGATGAAGGCGATGAAGTACAAATAACAGTAGATGGTACTGAATTTAGATTTATAGCAGTTGATCCTAATGATGTTCCCGCAGATTCTTCACCTGTATTCTTTGTAGCAACTGGTTCAAATGCCTCTACTACTGTTGCTAATTTTGTTACTAAAATAGGCACCTCGAATACCTTAGGTGTAGGAGTTGAAGTTAATAACGCAGGTGGTGGTGCTTTAGGAATATCTGCAAGTTTAGCAGGAACTAGCGGTAATACAATTACAGTTGAAACAGGTTCAGGTGGTACTATTACTGGTCCTGATGTAGTAACATTAGCTGGTGGATTTGATGGTTCAGGTACTAAAGCATTTACTTTAGAAACTTTAGGTAAAGGTGTAGTACTTAATAACGCTACTGATGCACAATTAATCACACAATTTAGTGATGGTGGTATAAAAACAGGAACCAAAGACAATTTAAGGTACGAAATTTCTGGTATAAACTCCACAGCAGGTACATTTAACTTATCTGTAAGAAGAGGTGATGACAATACTCAAAATAAAATTATATTAGAAACATTTATTGGATGTAGTTTAGATCCAAAAGCTGATAATTATATTTCTAAAATAATAGGTGATCAAACAACAGAAGAAATAACACAAGAAGGTCAAACATTTATAAAAATAATAGGTGACTATCCTAATAGATCTAAATTTATTAGAGTAAAAAGTGTAGATACACCTACACCTGATTATCTTCAAAATGATGGCTCTATAGGAACAAATTCAAGTGGAAACTCATTCTCAGCAAACCTTCCAACCGCCCAAAGTGGAGCCTTCTTTGGAGCTACTGGTACTAATATACCAACACATGCTGGCGGATTAAAAGCTTTTGAAAATATAAACAGTGGTAATACTCAAGGCCTTATAAGTACCGACTACACAACAGCCTTGAATGTTTTAAAAAATAAAGATGAATATAGGTTTGCAACCATAACTACCCCAGGTGCTTATAATGCTGATTTTGCAACTGTAGTAGCAGATACTATTGCCCTTTGTGAAGAAAGGGGAGATTGCTTCTATATAGCAGATATGGTTCCCTACGCTTCAAATGTAACTACCGTAAATAGCGAAGCAAATAAATTAAATACTAATTTTGCAGGTACTTATTGGCCATGGGTTAAAGTCCCATCTACAGAATTAAGTAGAAATGTTTGGGCACCCGCTTCTACGGTAATGCAAGGTGTATATGCCTTTAATGATAGAATAGCAGCTCCTTTCTTTGCACCTGCTGGTTTAAATAGAGGTGGTTTACCTATTGTAAGATCTGAATTTAAAGTACCACAAGCTTTAAGAGATAAGCTTTATGATAATAAAGTTAATCCTATAGCTACTTTCCCAAGAGTAGGACCTGTAGCATTTGGTCAGAAAACCTTGCAAAAGAAAGCAAGTGCTTTAGATCGCATTAATGTTAGAAGATTATTAATTACCCTTAAAAACTTTATAGGTGATACTTCTAAAAACTTAGTATTTGAACAAAATACAGTACAAACTAGAAATAGATTCTTAAATGCAGTTAATCCGTTCTTAGAATCAATCCAACAAAGACAAGGTTTATTTGCCTTCCGAGTTGTAATGGACGAAACTAATAATACTGCTGAAGCAATAGATAGAAACCAATTGGTGGGACAAATATTTATCCAACCAACTAAAACAGCTGAATTTATAGTATTAGATTATACAATTCAACCCACAGGTGCTACTTTTAATGACTAAAAATTTAAGAATACTATATTTATAATAAAACAACACGACAATGGCAATATTAAGTTCAGCAGATATGTTCTATACGGCTTACGAACCTAAGCTACAAAATAGATTTATATTTTTTATAGACGGTATTCCTGCTTATTTGGTTAAATCCGCAGATAAACCAAAATACACCGCAGAAGAAGTAGTTCTTGACCACATTAACATTAAAAGAAAAGTTAAAGGTAAGTCTGACTGGTCTCCTATTTCTTGTACATTGTATGACCCTGTAACTCCTTCAGGGGGACAGGCAGTAATGGAATGGGTTCGTTTACACCATGAATCTGTAACTGGTAGAGATGGTTATTCTGACTTTTATAAAAAAGATGTTAGATTCCAAACATTAGGTCCTGTTGGCGATGTTGTTGAAGAATGGATTTGTAAAGGAGCTTATGTTACTAATGCTGAATTTGGAAGTGGTGATTGGACTTCATCCTCACCTATGGAAATTAGCTTAACAATTGCAATGGATTATGCAATCTTAAACTACTAAGATTCTTAACATAAATAAATTAAGAGGTGCGCAAGCACCTCTTTTTTTTACATATGTATATGCAAACATATAAAGTTGTAACAAATGGAAAATAAATCAATATTCCCTACTGAGGAAGTTACTTTACCTTCACAAGGATTAATTTATCCCCCTGATAATCCCTTATCTAAAGGTGTTCTTGAAATGAAATATATGACTGCTAAAGAAGAAGATATTCTTACTAATAGCAGCTATATAAATAATGGCACTGTAATAGATAAACTATTGCAGTCTTTAATAGTTACTCCAATTAATTATAATGATTTAATTGTAGGTGATAAAAATGCTATAATGATAGCAGCAAGAGTTTTAGGATATGGTAAAGAATATGAATTTACTTATAATGAAGAATCACATACTGTAGATCTTACTAAAGTTGAAGATAAACTTTTAAAAGAAGAACATATACCCGAAAAAGGTAAAAATGAATTTGAGTTTACCCTTCCTACTATTCAAAAAACTATTACATTTAAATTTTTAACTCACGGGGATGAAAATAAAATAGCTTCAGAATTAAAAGGTATAAAAAAAGCTAAAAAAGAATCCCCTGAACTTACTACTAGATTAAAATATACTATCTTATCTATAGATGGTGATTATGAAAGAAAAACAGTTAGAGAATTTGTAGACAATAGTTTATTAGCAAGAGATGCAAGGGCTTTAAGAGGTTACATCAAAGAAATACAGCCTGATGTTGATTTATCCTTTGATCTTGAAACTGAAGCTGGAAGCGTGAAAGGCGTTAAGGTCCCTATTGGGATCAACTTTTTTTGGCCTGACGCCGGAGTATAAATTCCAAGTTTATCAAGAAGTACATGACCTAGTATATTATGGGAATGGAGGCTTTATATATTCTGAAGTATATCAAATGCCTATTCACCTAAGAAGGTACCATATACGTAAAATAGATGGTTTACATAAACAACAAAATGAAGAAATAGAAAAGGCTAGAAGAGGAAATAATTCTTCTCCTAATGTTCCTAAATCACCAAATTTCAATAAAAAGTAATTTTTTTATATTTATATAAGACCCACTATTTTTAATAAAATGGCAGAAGAAGATAATATAAAAAAAAGTAAGTTTGAGATAGAAGAAGCAAATGCCAAACTCCAAGAAGGTCTTGGTGATTTAGCTAAAATTCTAGGGCAAGCAGCCAAATTATCTAGAAACTTAGCAAAAAATATGGGTGATGCTTCAACTGAGAGTGCTAACACAGTAGCTAACGCTGTTGATTTAACCGATGCTTTTGATAGTTCTAATAATCTTATAGAACAAATAAATAAAAAATCAAAAACCCTCGGTGGATTATTAAATGCAGGTAAGGGTGCAGCATTAGCATTTGCTACTCAAATAATGAATGCTGATAAAAGCACTACTGAATTAGCTAGAGGGTTAAATTTAAGTAAGGCGGAATCTATAGAATTATCTAAAGGATTTGCTGCTGCTGCTTTAAATTCAAACGATATAGCTATTAATAGCCAAAGAATAGTTAAAGCAAATACTGAACTTAATAAACAACTAGGAACAGCCTTTAGATTTAGTAGTGAAACTTTAAAAACATTTTCTAAATTAACAGAAATTGTAGGAATTTCAGCCGAATCTGCTGCTAGTTTAGCTTTTCAGGCACAAAGATCTAGTAAAACTTTTAGAGAAATTGAAGAAGATACTCTGGCAGCTTCTTTTAGTTTACAAAAACAGTCGGGAGTACAATTAAATTTAAAAAAAATACTAGAAGATACTGGTAAAGTTACAGGACAAGTAAGATCTAATTTAGGAGCTAACCCAGCAGCTATAGCTAAAGCAGTTACTGCTGCTAAGTTGTTTGGTGCAGAATTAGATGATATTGTTACAAGTTCTAAAGCATTGCTTGATTTTGAAAGTAGTATTGAGAATGAATTAAAAGCCGAATTAATAACTGGTAAACAACTTAATTTAGAAAGAGCAAGAGCTTTATCTTTAGCGGGTGATCAGGAAGGTCTCGCAAATGAATTAGCTAATCAAGCAGGTAATTTTAGTGAATTTTCTAAATTAAATGTTCTTCAACAAAATGAATTAGCTGCTGCTTTTGGTATGTCATCAGATAAATTATCTGATATACTCTTTAAACAAGAAACCCAAAATATGAATGCTAAAGAGTTAAGAGCTCTTGGTAAAAATGAATTAGCAGATAGATTAGAACAATTAGATACACAAGATAAAATAAATCTTGCTCAAGAAAAATTTCAAACAGTCTTAGCAGATGTAGGTTTAGCTGTATTACCTTTAGTAGAAGGATTTGGTAATGTAGTAGAATTTTTAGCACAATCTAAGGGTTTAGTTATTGGTTTAACTTCATTATTTATAGGTTTAGCTGCAGCCCAAAAAACACTCGCAATATTATCGTTATTACAAGCAACAGGTGTTATTTTTGCTGAAAATGCTAAAGCAGGTCCTATTATAGGTACTATAGCAGCGGTCGCAGGTATTGCGGCATTAGCCGCTTCTGCGGCAGCTGCATACACTTATGTAGAAGATGGTATTGCACCCCCAGGAGGTGGTCCTTTTAAAATTACGGATAAATTTGGAGCTACTGCAGTTACAGCTGCTGGAGATGGTATTGCGGTATCACCTAATATTAGTAAAGGTCCTACAGCTTCTTCACAACCTATAGTAATTCAAAATAATTGGGACGCATTTGCAGCTTCTAATGGTAATGGTCGTAGAGGATTAGCAGGTACCCAACGTCTCCAGGCAAGTCCTACATTTGCTTAATATTTATAATAAAACAACACAATCATGGCAATTAAAAATTTAGAATCAATTTATGACTTAGTAGGATCTTTTGGAATAGCAGGTGGTGGACCTGTTAATGATATGGAAAATCAAACAGGCCCCAATTTTCCTATTATAGGAGGCAGCCTTACTAGTCTTGAAAGAGGTGCTTACCCATTTAGTATCCCTTCTAATTCCCCTCTCCATGCAGGACCAGGCGCTGATCAAGCGGGTAGATCCTTATTGGGCCCTAATTACCAATTTGCTTATGGTGGATCTGCTTTTTCTGCCCCTGCATCCTTTACAGATCAGGATTTGGATTTAGAAGGAATAACACCACCGCTTTACAAAAATACAGGTCCCGAAGAAGGATTTTACGGCTATTAATATGTTCTATGGCAATTCAATTAAAAAATCTTTTACTTGATGCTGAAGAGGGGTCATTTACTATAAATCACCCTGACGGAACAACTTCTACTAAACCTTTTAAACAAAGATCTTTTACATATGGAGATAGTACTCTTACTAACCCCCCATTAATAGTAAAAGATTTTGATGGTAATCCGTTACCTGGGGTAGAGGATTCTACTACAAATCCTACTTTAGAATTAGTAGGAGAAGTTACTGATAACTTTGTTAGAGGAGGGGCAGTAACATTAGCTCAAAGAGCAGTCACTGATGTAGAAAGATTAGGTAAAGTTTTAATTAGCCCTAATGGATTAGCATGGTCTGCAGCTCAGTTAGCTTTAACTGCTACTAACCCCCAAAATTTAACATCACCACGAAACAGATTAACACTTCCTGTTAATACACTATTAACAGCAGGAACGGGGGTGGCAGGTGTAAGATTTAGAAAAGATGGTTTACTAGATATAAAGTTTGAATCAGGATTTAATTATGACCCATCTAGAGGAGGCGCTAAATATGAAATTAAAGCTATAGAAGAAGAAAAATTTTTAAACCCTTCGGACCACACTTTAAAGGGATTGTATAATCGTTTTATACTTAGTAGTCCTGTAAT